ACTGCTAACACAGGCGGCGGTGCAGGTGGCACAGGTGGAAATACTGCGGTTCACTCTGGTAACACAGGCGGCTCGGGCATAATTATTGTGAGGTATGCAGCATGAGTAGTTGGGCTGAAATAGATGCAAATAACTTAGTTATTCGCGTTCTGGTTGGTGATAACAATGACCCTGCTGGCGATGAAGGTTATTCATGGCTAATAAACAATCTTGGTGGAACTTGGATTCAAACCAGTTACAACAATCGAATTCGCGGAATATATGCTGGAATAGGTTTTACCTATAATGAAGCTGAAGATATTTTTATTACTCCACAACCATATCCTTCTTGGATTAGAGAAGGTTCATTCTGGACTGCACCAGTTGCTTATCCGACTGATGGTAAAAAATATGCATGGGATGAAGAAGATCAAGCTTGGATTTTGGTAGATGGCCAAGGAATATAAAAGCATCTTAAACACACCAGAGCGCATGGTGGAAGTAGCCACTGGCGAAATAGGTTATGTGGAAGGCCCGAAAGATAACGAAACGAAATATGGGGCTTTTACTAAGCACAACTTCCAGCCTTGGTGCGGCAGTTTTTTAATGTGGTGCGCTAAAAAATCTGGCGTAACTATCCCAAACGTGGTAAGCGTTATCGATGGCATGGAAGCCTTTAAGCAGATGGACCGACTACGCGAAAAACCAAGAGTAGGCGATCTAGCGTTTTTTAACTTTACAAAAGGGCCAATACCGCAACACGTCGGCTTGGTGGTAGAAGTTAACCAAACTAATGTGATTACTTGCGTCGAAGGAAACACCAGTTCAAAGAACCAAGCAAACGGCGGACAGGTAGAGAAAAAGGCTAGGGCTACTTTATTCGTAGTTGCCTATGGGCGCCCTAAATATACAAAGCCGGAATTAGTGAAAGAAGCGACCAGTGCCAATAACTAATATTTTTACAGTAACCACAACAAGGGGCATAGTTGTAGCGGCTAACCGGGCAGACCAGGTAGTCCAACTACATAGTGCCAGTGGCACAATTTATATTGGCGGCCCGAATTTAACTACCGCTAATGGATACCGACTAGATAACGGCGATAAATTGCAAATTCCATTATCGGACTTGGAAGATTTATATGCCGTAACAAGTTCTGGAACGGCCACGTTATACGTGTTCGCTACCATTAACTAAGGAGATAAAAATGAACGCAAAAATACAAGCGATAGTAATGTCCTATCTACGCACTGCCCTATCTGCAATTCTCGGTGCTTACATCGCCGGGCAAACAGATCCAAAGCTTCTTGGCTCTTTGGCTTTATCAGCCGTAGCAGGGCCACTACTTCGCGCCCTTAACCCAAAGGATGCCGCGTTTGGAAGAACGGCAAAATAAAAAAAGTAATAGCAATAGGGCTAGGTATTTTATTATGCGTGGCCCTATCTTCTTGCAAGCGCTACGATGGCTATACACGCTACCCATGCCAGGAATACGCTAATTGGAAAAACCCAGAGTGCCAAAAGCCAGAATGTTTAGTTACTGGAACCTGCACCGAAGATTTAGTAGGCGGCATAGTGAAAGGACACCAATGAGCGAAAAGCGCATGGGGCCAGAAGATATTAAAGCCAGGCTTATCTTGTTTATTGGCATGACCCTTTCGGTGGTTTTCTTTATAGTTACCCTAGGCATCGTTTATGCCCTGATATTCGTAACCCAACCAGTAAGTGCCCAGGCGCCCAATGACGCGGCTTTTATTGATTTACTTAAAACCCTAGCCATATTCTTAACTGGTTCCCTTGGCGGCGTATTAGCGAGCAATGGGTTAAAGGACTCAAAAAAGGATAAACCAGCGCCCTAGCGTGTCGGTTCTTGACGGGCCTTACCCTTAAATGCGACCCTTAACCTGCTTGGAAATACCAGGCAGGAAAGGGCACAAATGACCATAGAACTAATCGACTACCAGATAATAGCCTTGGCGGCCGGGGTTTTCTTATTGACTGTCTACGCCTACACAGTAGGCCTTAAAGAAGGCAAGCGCATCGGCTATCACAGAGGCCGCGCAATTAGTTGGAACGCAAGTAAAGAAGATCACAAATGATAAGCCGCGCTAACACTGGGGTCTACTGCGATTACTGCAAAGCCCAATGGGGCAAATTGAAGGATGGAACCTGGCACGAAAAAGCAAAGACCCAAGCCAGCGTTACTTGTTATTCAATTAACAAGCCAAACCTGCAACGCTCTTATTGCGTGCCATGCCTAGCAATTGTGCAGAACTGGCCAGGCGGCGGCATATTTTCACTGCCAGAACAAATTGAATATGCAAAGGCTTACTTTGCCAAATCAGGACATAACGTTTTAATCCAAGAAGCCGAGGTGCTAAATGTTTGACCTATCTAAATACATGACGGCAGAAGAACGCATAGAACTTTTTAAAGCTGATAACCCAGAAATGCGCTATGACACAGAACACGGCACTTACGGCGAATTCGTTTGGGTAAAGGCTAAGGTGTATCGCTTCTTTGATGACCCTAATCCCATTTATACCGGGCTGGCCATGGAATCTTTAAAAACCCAGTTCGCCATGGAGAAGGCAGAAACCTCGGCCTATGCTCGCGCTATTACAAATTCTGGTGATCCAAAGTATTCGACTACAAAGGATGGACTAAAAGCACCACGGGCTAACCGCGAAGAAATGGAAAAGGTTGCACGCGTTGAAAATGACAAAACAACAGTGCGGATACAGGCAGATTTAACAAATGACTGGGAAAACTTTTTAGCCGATGAACCAAAGATAACGACCTTGGGACAGGGCGTTGAACTGGTTCAACAGACTTTAGGGGCCACAGTAATACCCGAATGTAAGCATGGGGCCATGCAATACAAAGAAGGCGTTTCTGCTAAAGGCCCCTATTCTGGTTATGTTTGCACTGGAAAACGTGGCGACCAGTGCCCTGCCAAATGGGATAAGAAGTAAATGGCCGCGGCAGAAATCTTTAGGGCCGATGGCACCTATTACCGCTTCGATGACGATGACACGATACTTATCGCCAGATGGGCTAACTGCGACCTATGCGAAAAACAGTTTGAAAAATCTCGGCTAACAACACATAGCGAACTATGGCTCTGCGCGACCTGCCGATAGTCCGGGTAACGCTTACTTACCAAGAAGAAGAAGATGCACACACACTTGGTTTTAAGCGTGCCACCGAGCAAAAAAGTGTAGCCAATTATTCAACGCGAAAGAATAAGGGCCTTAACTATCACGAATACATAGCTGAATTGGCCGAGTCAGTAGGTAGTGAAATTGCTACTGCAAAGTTCTTTGGCATAGAGGATTTTCGGCCAACAGTTAACACGTTTAAGAACCAAGCAGACATAGGTAGCAATATCGAAGTTAAATGGACTAAGTGGCGCGATGGTCATTTAGTCATAGGCCAATCAGATCGTAATAATGACATAGCCATCCTGGTTACAGGTAAAACGCCCGAATACTTTCTAATCGGATGGATACCTATTAGCCATGCAAAGGTGCGCCAGCACTGGTCTGCGTCAAACTCTAACTGGTGGGTCAACCAAGAACACTTGCGGCCGATGCAGGACTTCTTAGGAAGTGATTATGCCAGCGCTTCGCTTTAAATGCCGGATATGTAAAAGGGTGCAAGACCATGACACAATTGAAGAATTTGGCGAACTGCCCCATGGCATCGTTCTGGTCGAGTGTTATGGTTGTGGAGTTAAGGGCATCGAAAGCCTTGCAAACGAAGTTAAATCGGTGGCCAAAGCTTTGAAGGATGAACTGGGGCGGTCAAATGACTGAACAAGAAGGCGATTTAAGCCTGTTTAAATACGCTTCGGGTGAAGTAACTACCAATGATTACTACACGCCTAAATGGCTATTTGATGCAATGGGTGTAAGTTTCGATATTGACGTGGCGGCACCGCCAAGTGGAATTCCTTGGATACCTGCAAAGAAATGGTTTAGCCAGGTAGACGATGGACTTGCACAAAATTGGGGGGGGGCGTTCGTTTGGATGAATCCTCCATTTAGTCATGTAACGCCTTGGGCGCGTAAATTTATAGAAAATAACAATGGTTTGGCTTTAATGGTAGTGAGCCGATCTAAATGGTTTGAAGAATTATGGGAATGTTCCGATGCCATTATGGCCACTCCAAAAGATTTAAAGTTTATGCGGCCAAATGAAAACCCAAAGGCAATTAGTTTCCAAACCTTCTTATTCGCGTTGGGTAGCCAAGGCGTTCAAGCTTTAAAGAATACAAAGTTAGCCAGGGTGCGCTAATGCCCAGATATGAATACTTATGCCCAGACTGCGGCCAAGATTATGACGTATTCTTATCAATCCATGACACGATACCGAGCACGATCCGTTGCACATGTAGCGCAGACATGAGTCGGGTCTACTCAACTTTCGGAATAGTCCTAAAAGGGCAAGGGTGGGGCGGCAGATGAAATTGTTATCAAATCGTTATAATTGGTATTGGCGTGGTTTAAGCGTAAAGGCCCTTGACTTGGGCAGTAGCATGAACCGCTACTGGGCCACCGGGAACCAACCCCTTAAATTAAAAACAAAAATTAAAACCCCGAAGATTATAAATAAAATACTGGTTCTTATAATCTTCATAATAACAAACCTAGGCCAGCCTTATGCCTATGCAGTATCGACTCATAGCCAGGATACTTGGAAGATATACCTGCATTTAAAGGTGGTCAGTGATAAGCAATATAACTGCATTAACCGCTTATGGTATTTAGAAAGCCGTTGGAATAATAAGGCTGATAATCGTAAGAGCACTGCATATGGAATAGCACAAGTATTAGGCACAAGAACCAGTGATCCGTTTAAGCAGATAGATTTAGGGCTTAAGTATATTAAACATAGATTTAAAAACAATGGATGCAAAGCGTTAGCACATCATAATAAGCATGGATACTACTAATGGCTAAAGCAGAGATAAGCACTAGACGTTGGCGCAAGCTTCGAGAACGCATATTGGCTAGAGATGGAAACACTTGCCAAATATGTCAAAGCACAGAGAACTTACAAGTTGACCACATAATTAGTAGAGTCGATGGTGGTCAGAACAACGAGTCGAACTTACAAGTATTGTGCAAGTTATGTAACTTAAAAAAGGGTAAAAAAAGCGGTTTTTTGAGCGTAAAAGGCCAC